TAATAGATGTCACGAAAAGACAGAGCAAAAATCAAAATTACAACAAAGAATTTCACAGAATTATACCCAACTACGAAAATGACCTTTCCAGGAGTAATGGGCGTGAACACTGTAGAAAAAACCCCGCCACGGAACATGCGAACACCGAAAGGATTTGCCCAAGTAAGATATGTATACTTCACTGATATTATTGATGTGATGGAGCGACGTATAGAAAAACAAGGTCACAGACCAAACATGAGGAAACACAAAAAAGTTTGGAAAGAAATGATTATTCTAACTGAAAGACTTCAAAAAGAAGAATTTGCAGGAGAACTAAAATGTTATATAAATTAGCAATAGACGCAGACTCCCTAGTATACAAAGCAATGTTAAGACACGCTGACGATAAAAACTTAGAATTAGCATACATGGAGTTTTGTGGAGAAGTCATGAAACAAAAATCCAAACTATTCAAAAGCAATGCAAATCCAAAAGGAATAGTCACATATCAAAAAGGAGATGAAGTATTTACATTAATACTATTATCTCCAAGTAAAAGTTTCAGAAATGAAATCAGCGAAAACTACAAAACAAATAGACCACCACCTGACCCAAGAATTGTACAATTAAAAAAAATGATTATGCAACGTCTAGGCGATAGAATATGGATTAAAAAAGGAATTGAAGCAGACGATGCTATGATTTACTTCATGAACAGGGAGAATTATTTTGGAGCCGCTATTGACAAAGACGTTAAAAATGCGTCAACAATGTTCGTTCTCGATTACAATAAGGGAACATGGCAACTGCCATCAACAACCTCACGTATTGAAGAGTGGTATGTTGAGCAAAGTATCATGGGAGACAGTACGGACGGAATTCGAGGCGTTGATGGAATGGGAGTCGCAAAGGCTAGAAAATTCATTAAAAAATTTAATGGAAGACCAAGCTACGAAGATTGGATTTCCCTCTTTGGAACTGAAGAAGACGCAATACTTTCAATGCAACTCGTTAGGATGGACCAATACAGCCCTGAAACAGGAATTACATTATGGAGTCCAGATGATTGGTGCATAGATACTATGGAAAGCGAACTTCCAGACTGGTTGAACGAATGATGAAGACAGAATACCTATATAGCATAAAACCAGAAACTTTAGACAATATGTACTACTATGAAGCATTGAAATTTAAATATGAAAAAGCAAAAACATTATATGAAAAATTATACTCAATCAAAAATAGAACATGGTATCAACACGTAAGAATATTTTTTGTAGAAAAAGCAATACGACATACACAAAAACTTATACAGGAAAGGACAGAATTTGAGTGACACTAGACGAAATGTTCCAGTTTTAATTGTTGGGCAATCGGGTACAGGAAAATCATCCTCAGTAGGAATACAGAGAAATGATGATGGCAAAATGATTGCCGAAGGACTAAACCCAGAAGAAACAATGATTATCAATACGGAAAATCAACCACTACCAGTAGAAAACTTTGAAGAGTTTACAAATGCTTATACAACTACATGGAAGAAAATTGAAAAGGTTCTTAACCTGCTTATCAAAGCAGGAGAAAAACAAACTCCTGAAGAAAAAGCAAAAATGGATAAGCACTTCGCTGAAAATCCAAACAAGCCAGACCTAAGAAAAATTAAATATGTAGTATTTGATAGTCTTACAAGTGCAACTGAAATCATATTAAAATATACATCTACAGCATTTGATGGTTATGAAATTTGGGGACAATATAACTTATTAATCCAAACACTTCTAACAAAAATAAAAGATTTACCTCAACAAGTATTCATCACAAGCATACCTGAAGTTAAAGAAATTGGATTTGGCGATACAAAAAACTACGCAAGAGTTAGAGGTAAAGAACTAAAATATGGTATCGAAAAAGAATTCGTAATCGTACTATTTACAAATCCAGTTTATGATGATGAAAACGGAGAATTAATTGACTCAAACTTTAAATTCAAAGCAAACAAATTTGACACAACCAAGGCTCCACCAGGAATGTTCAAAGGAAGACTACACAATGATTTATCACTTGTAAATAAAGGAATAAAGGCATTCTATGCGAAAAAAGTTCCAGCAAAGTCTTCTTAGATATTTCGATGGTAATAAAATACTAGCGAAAGAATTTATCAAAGAATGTCGAAGCTTCGACTTAGACCTATCAGACGAGGAGGTATTGAATGAAATCCACGCAAAACCCCATCATCTAACATTACTATTAACCTATAGTAATTTAGGATTATTACGCAAAATAGCTGAGTCCGTTGACGGATTAAAACCACAAAACAAATAAAACACAAAGGAAGACCTATATGGCAGAGTTAACACAAAAACAAAGAATTGAAGCACAAATCGAAAAAGAAAAACAAAAGCAAGAAGACAAACTAGCAAAAATGTATGAACAACTTGAAAAAGCTGAAGAAAATGCAGTTGCAGGAATTGTAAAACTCAAAGATAGAGCTGCAAAAGTCGAAGCAACAATCAAAAGCAAGGAAGAATCACTTGCAACATCAAAAGAAACTCTAGCAAAAATCCTGGAAACGCTAGAAAAAGAAGAAACGGCACTTGCTAAAATGCAAGGCGAAGACGACACAAACACAGATGACTTAGGAGAACTAGCATAATGGCAAATTTTGAATTTAACTTAGACGAAGAAGTAGCATTAACAAACAAAGTTGGCGGTGGAGCTGGTGTAAAAACTGACGTTCACGCTGTAACAATTACAAACGTATTCCTTGGAGAAACATCCAACGGAAACAACGTAGCAGATTTCATTTTCGAAACTGAAGCAGGTGGCAAAGGTGTAATCTTTGGTATGTGTATTGACCCTAAATGGGTATCGGGTGCAGAGAATTTTGACTATCCAACATGGCAAGAATTTGCAAAAATCGGTGGAATGAAAACTGGCGATACATACGAAGCAAAAAGAAAAATGAACGGCAAAGAAGTTTCAGCTACAGCATTCAAAGAAGTAGCAGGAAAAAAACTTAATCTTGCAATCTATGAAGAATTTGATTTCCACAAAGGAAAAGAAAGTTCTAAACTTAAGCTTGCTCAAACATTTACACCATCAGGAAAATCTCTTGTTGAAGCAGTAGGCAAACTTGACCCAGTACAAATGGAAGAAGTAAGAGGACAACTTAAAGACTCTTATACCAAAGCATGGAAAAAACAAAATGCTGACGGGGGAATTCCAGAAACCACAGATGCTGCAGACACATCAAGTGAGAACGTTGCCGTTGAAGAAGACGATGACGATTTATTTGACTAATGAATGATGAAAATCAAGAATTAGAAGATAGAGCAATAGCAGTAGAAAAACTTGAAAATAAACGAGAGTTAGCCCGAGCAATGGGCAGACTCTTGGACAATGAAGACTTCCAAAAAGTTTTCGAAACAAGATTTATCGAGGACTATGCACTATCTCAAATGGCAAATTTAGCAAGCTATAATCAAGCAACAAGAGAACACGTAATGGAAAAAATGATAGCACGTTCAGTATTCAAAACTTTCATTGACGATACAATTCAAGCAGGAATGATTGCAGTAGACCAACTTCAACAAATTGCACTAGAAGAACAATACGATGAACAAGAAGAATCACAACAATAAAGAAACGAAACCACCAATAAAAAATTCAATTGGTGGTTTTGTAAAATCATTTGAAGAAACTCCAGAAGACTGGATAGAAGAAATTGTTTACAAAACAGTAGATAAAAAGGTATATGAAATATATCCAAATTATAAACTAATAAAGGAACAATTAGCACAAAAAATAAGATGGTATAAATTTAGACCAGCAACAAAAGCAAAGAAAGTAAAAATACAAAAAAATATACTTCCAAACAAAATGACAAAAGCAAATTCATTCGAAATATTTGAAGAAACTTTTTGGATAGTAAAAAAAAACACTAATGGAGCAAGTAGTCCATTATATCACGCATATAACATAGATACATTAAATCATATATGCAAAGCATTTAACAAGAGTACAATATTCTTAATGCTAGAGGCAAACTATATGAATATAATACAACACGATTTTTAATTCATATTTATTGTGAATTGAAACGAACAATTTAGAATAAATAAAGGATAAAATTGAGTAAAGAAATAGAAGAAATCATAAGATTTCAAACGGACAGAGACTTAGACAAAAAAGAATTCGTAGTCTTGAACGAACAAACAAGCATACTTGAAGAACTATTAGAAATGGAACAATATAATGTTCCTAAAGAAAAGCGACAAGATTTAAAGGATGCATTCGAACTCTTCAAGCAACAACTATTAGAAGATGAAGTAATTACTGAACCAATATATAGAACTTGCTTTGAAGCAGACCATGAAGAAGTAGATGCATTGGCAGACATTATCGTATTCTCAATCGGAGCATTACTAAAAAAAGAATATTGTGTTGAGGATATTTTACTTGAAGCAGGAAAAGAAATCAACTCAAGAGAAGGTATAATGATAAACGGTAAATTCGAAAAATATGTAGATAATGCATCAAAGGCAAAATGGTATAAGGCGGACTTTACAAAATGCAAAATGAACTAACATACGAACAAGTAAAAGACCATTTAAAAATGAGATTTATCCATGACGGAGATATAGCATACAAAGACTTATTAAACTTTGAGGAAAGAGGAATTCAACTTACTCCAATGCAAGCAAATCTAATGTTTCTAAATAGAGGATACGGTAAGACATTTATGACATATTGTGAACTATTGAAAGAAAATAGAATGAAAGAATACTTCAAGATAAATATTGATGACGCAGAAAGAGATGAAGACTCACAAATATTAAGACATACAGGCAAGCTAGACTGGCTAAAAGGTTTCATATACTTTATGAAGCAATATGGAAAAGACTTCAGTATACAAAATCAAAAATCAACGGAAGTAAATTTTGAAAAAATAAGATAAAGGAGAAAAATGTTAGAATTATTAGAACGTTCAGAAGAAGAAACCAAACTTTTAGAAGCAATCAGACGCAAATACAACATTACGCCTGAACGCTTCATTGACGGATATAATTTTGCAGTAGAAGTAAATGATGGAAAAAGTAGAGTAGAAGCATATGAAATAGCATTTGGTGTCGACAAGGCATCAGCTACTCGCTCAGCCACAAATTTATTCAGAGCAAAGTGGATACAAGACCTAATAAGACTAACATTAATTCCTGATGAAACAATGTACATCAAAAATAGGTCAGATACGATTAAGGAATTGATGAAAATTATCAATGACCCAATCGCTTCACCAAGAGAAAAAACTGATGCTGCAAAAGCATTACAACCATACATCAAAGAACAAAAAGTAGGCATAGATTTAAATGCTCAAATAGAAGTAAACGAGGGAGAAGATACAATGACAAAACTAGTATCAGCAATAGGACTATTAACTCAAAGCGGAAAAATGATTAGCAACAAAGGCGAAATCATAGATGTGGAGCTAATGGAATGAGTCATAATGGACAAATAGTAAACATATCAGGACACCCTAATTTTATTAGACCAGATTATAACTATCCATATATGCCACAACAAACTTCAGCTGAATTCTTTTCATGGGTAAACGTAAACATACCTAGTGAGGAATTCAAGACACCAAAAATGCACTACATGATGATTGATGAACTACTCGGAGAAGAAACCGAAGTTCAAGCGATGGTTCATAGAGAAGGTGCAAAATCAACTGTACTAACTAAATTCCTACCACTATACGCCGCATCAGTCGGTGGATTACCAAATTTTGGTAGAGTAGTGAATTGTGTAATATTCTCAGCAACATACGCACAAGCCGTAGATTTATTAAAAGATTTACGAAATGCATGGGAAAACAGTGATACTTTACAAGAAACGTTAAAACTAGCTCGCAACAAAGCGGGAAAAATTATCGCAGATAAAGAGAATCATATATGTTTTGTCAATGGACGTGGAGAAAGAATACACATTCAAGCAATGGGTTCAGGTGACTCAATGCGTGGTACAAAAAAAGGTGATGAAAAAGGTAAAGCACACAGACTTGAACTATTAATTTTTGATGATATATTAAAAGATAATATTATGACAAGTCCAAAAGCAAGACAAGACCTTAAAAAATGGTACTATGGACAAGTAATTCCAGCTGCAAATTCAGCACATAATAAAAAGATTGTCGTAGGAACACCTATGACAGATGATGATTTATTAATGGAAATGTTAAGAAGCAAAACATATAAATCAATATTCTTTCCTATAGCAAATAGATTTCATCCTCTAATGAAAGAAGAAGACATCATTTCGAGCTGGAAAGAATTACACACTCCAGCAAGAATATTAAAAGCATATAGAGAAGCAAAAGAAATGGGAGCGGCAGATGAATTCTTCCGAGAAAAAATGTTAGAAGTCGTAAATGATGAAATGAGAATTTTCAAAAAAAAAGACTTTGTAGACTATAAATATATGGATTTGAAACCAAGACTAGGAAGTTTAAACTTCTTTACGTCAATGGATTTAGCCGTATCAAAAAAACAAAGTGGTGATGACACTGTAATTATTACAATAGGTGTAAACGATGAAGGACATTGGTTCATTGTAAAAGTAGATGGTGGACATTTCTCACCAAGAGAAACGATTAAAAAATTATTCGAACACGTAATAATGTATCATCCCCTAGAAGTGAGAGCTGAAAAAGCCGCATTACAACAAGTATTAGATGACTTTATTCAAGAACAAATGATGACTAGTGGAAATTATTTCGTATACAACGGATTAAACAACAACTCAGTACTATCAAAAGAATATAGAATTAACGCACTTCAACCAGTAATGAATATGCAAAAAATACACTTCCCCTCGGATATAGACAAAGATGCAATAGCACAACTACGCTATCAAATGGAAGGATACATCAAGACAGGTGCAACCACAGCCCATGATGACTACGTAGATTGCTTAGCAAACTTCCTTGACCCAGATTTCATAATTAAACCTATGGCAAACATGGGAACGGAAATAATAGATAATTTTGAGCATGACGATTTCGATAAAGAATATCATGACTCATACACATGGTAAAGGAAAAACATGACACTAGAAGAATTTGGAAGATTTATGCTAACAAAAAGTTCAGGAAGAACAAGCGTTCCATCTGACGAACTATTGGCAGAAAGAGTATTTCATGCACTTAAAAAGGTAGCAAAAGATACAGTACCTTTAAAATTAAAATTAAAAAGTCCATTAGGATATACAATACTAAGAAGAATAGACAGTGAAACATACATAAGAATGCCCGACAAGCCAAAAATAAGTACACCAACTGCAATAGATATCGACAAAGTACTACTTGATGCAGTTGCACTATATGTATTAGCAGGACTAGAAACACAAAGAGCAAAAACGTTAATGGGATTATATTGGGGAGAAATCAACGATAATAATGACAGATTAACCGAAACATTTTTAAGCACAGCATCAAACGATGCACCACGCTTTAATCAATTTCCATAGGAGATAACATGGCAGATGAATGTGATATATTACTAGATAGTGATTGTGATACACAATCATTAAACTCAGCAATAAATGAATTGCAAGATTTATACGGAGAAGAAGCTCCATATATAAAAATATTAAAAACATACGGTATATGCTATCAATGGCAACCAACTTTTATAGAAGCAGTACTCGATGCATTTGCAACGGATAACCTAGAACAGTTTTCAGAAGATGAATTAGCATCGTGGTATTCTTTTGTAATGTTTCAAGATTTCCATTCACATTCGGCACTAGATACAGATTGCAACACAGTTGCAGTAGGATGTACAATTCCAAATGAAGAATTTAAATCTTTTGTTGTTTGCGAAACTGGAAAAATTACAGAAACGGAATGTCAACTACCTTCATACGATGTAGAAGACGAACAAATTTGGAAATCACTTGATAGAGCTATGATGGCACTATACAATTGTAATGAAATAGATGATTGTAGCACAGACGATGAAGTAAGTGAGACGGTACCATGTCCACTATAAAAGGATAAACAAATGGCTTTAAAACCAGAATTCATGGGTTTACTTAGGGATATTCGTGATAGAATTTTTCCAACGATAAACACAAAGCACGACGAAGTAGTAGAAAAAACGAATGAAGTAACGGAGATATGGAATAATCTACAAGAGATATCAGTAGAAGAACCAGTCGAAGCAATACCAATGCTCCCAAGCGGAGAGCCTGGACTTCCAACTGTAACTTATAACCCAATAACAAATGAATTTTCTTTTGGAATTCCATCAGGAAAATCAGGAAAAGATTTTGAATTACAACACGTAGTTGAAAATATTGTAGACTTATATACGTTAACACCTGAATCAGGTGATGTAGCATACGTAAACGAAGATTCAAAAATTTATGTAAAAAGATATACAAATGTAAATCTAAACGGACTAGATTGGACAGACGGAGTTTATTTGACTCCATCAGGAAAATTCATTGAGCTAATAGATACACCATTAGAATATGTAGGTGCAGGTGGATACGTAGTTCAAATAAATCAAACAGAAAGTGGATTGGAATTCATACCATTATATGACAGATTAGATAGAGATGTTCCTGAGCCAATATTCCCACAAGATGAAGGACTTCCATTAGTAGCAAAAGCAACAGGAAGTGTCTATGAAGAAATTTTAGGATTACCTGACGAGACAGCCCAAACGGGAAAATCAGTAACAAATCTAGGAACTAAAAAAAGTTCTTTTTGGAGTTTTGTAAATATGAACCCAAATCTAATGACAGAAAACCAAACTATTCCCAACGAAGTAAGTGCAAGTGTAGTAGATGGTTTTACTATTGAAGATGGAATAACATTAACGATACCAGACGGCTCAACATTGAGCGTAGTATAAGGAGAGAATATGGCAATAAATTTAAAAGCAATATTAGGTAAATTATTTGTAAACGATAAACAAATAGTTACCCTAGAAGATACAGCTGAAAATGGTAGTATAGAAAGTGGAAGTAATGTAAACGGAAATTGGACTAAATTTCCAGATGGAACATTAATATGTACTGTATCAAAATCATATACTGGAATAGATATAACATTAGGTGCCGGAGCATTACCATTTAGAAGTGTCAGTATAGAATCTTGGACTTTTCCAGCACCATTTATAGAAAACCCAAAAATAACAACTGGGTCAATAGATATAAATTCAAGAATGATAAGTTGTCATGGTGTTACACATACATCAATTTCCACATATGGAATAAACGTAACAAGTGTTACAAATGTAACAGTAAGTGGAGAACTAGTAGCAATTGGAAGGTGGAAATAAATGAGCGGTAAATTAAAATTAAATAGTAATGCTGGTGGTAGTGTCAAGTTCAAAGTTAATGATGCTCTAGCAACGGATGAAGAATTAGAACTAGACCATACTGGTAATTATGGTATAGAAAGTGGAAGTAATGTAAATGGAAATTGGGTTAAATTTCCTGATGGAACACTGATATGTAGACATGCAAAAACATTTTTTGGAGTAGCTATTAATATAGCAAACGGTGTTTTATATAGAAGTGCAAGCACAGCAGCAGAAATAGTTTTTCCATACATATTTGTAGGAGATAATCCTAAAGTAGATATAAGTCCTAGGCAAATTATTGCAGTAATATCTATAAATCCTTATAACTTAACTTTAACTGGTACTGGAACATTAGTAAATTCCGTAAACAGTTTAGCTTCGCAAGATGTAATAATAAATTATATTGCAATAGGGAGATGGAAATAATGAGTAAAATAAAAACAAATACAATAGAGAATGTAGCTGGAAATAAAGTTGCAGATTTCAATAATGATAATGCAGTATTTGATAAAGAATTTGGTACAGGTAATAATAATGTAATGCGAGGTGATGCAATACAGAAAGCAATACAGGGTTCAGGCGGTACAGCAAACTGGTTTAGAGTTGGAAGTATTGATGGTATAGATAGTACTAGTGGTGGAAGTTTAACAGTAATGCTAAGCAATAATGGTGACTACTCTAATAAAAATAGACAAGCAGTTTTATTGCAAATAGGTCAAAGAGGAACAGGTAGTACAAGTTTTGTAGTAAATGTATTAAATAGGTTTGGTATAACTTTAGACCCATTAGTTTTCTATATAAAAGAATTAACTGACTATTCTTTTGAAGTATGGGCTAAAAGACAAGATTATAGTCAAAAAATTCAAGCTACTTTATTTGGTGCAGAAAAAGCCGAATTACTTATGGATAGTTATACTGAAATAGAGCCTAGTGGACTAACTACTACTGAAGTAATTGAATTAGGAAAATGGATAACTCCAACACTACTTAATGGATGGGTAAATTTTGGTGGGACATCTAGTGATACAAAATACATGAAAGACTCTCAAGGATTTGTACATATTAAAGGTTTTGTTAAGAGTGGTACATTAGGAACTACACTTTTTACCCTACCTACAGGATATAGACCTGATGCAGTTTTACCGATAGCAACTGTAGCAAATGACGGAAATACAGTTATTGCTCATGTAGATATTGAGGCAAATGGTAATGTGATTTCTCAAAGTGGAGGAAATACTTGGTTTTCATTAAATATTGCACCCTTCAGAGCAGAACAATAGAAAACAAAATAAAAAAAATAAGAGGAAATATAAATGGCATTAAAACCTGAATTTATAGGATTATTAAGAGATATTAGGGATAGAATTTTTCCTGCAGTATCGACAGCTCATGACGATGTCGTTGAAAAACATACAGAAGTAGTAAGTCTTACAAATACACTACAGGCAATAAGTGTAAAAACACCAATAGGTATAATCCCAGGTCAACCAAACGGAGAACCAGGATTACCAACTGTAGTTTACAATAACGAATCAAATGAATTCGAATTCGGAATTCCAGCAGGTATTGACGGACAAGACTTGACAATAAAATATGTAGTAGATTTAACTGCAGATTTATATATATTGATTCCGGAAACTGGAGATGTAGCATATTCAAATGAAGATGGAAAATTATACATCAAAAAAGGAACAGGAGTAAATTTAAATGCAGCTGATTGGACAACAGGTACACCAATGACTCCAACAACAGCATTCAGGGATATGACAGATACCCCAATCGAATATACTGGATATGCAAACTATATCGTAACAGTAGCTTCGGATGAAACCAAATTAGTATTTAGAACAGTTGAGGATTTAACATCACCAATTGCAGCAACAAAACTAGACAAATCTGGAGATACAGCAACGGGACAAATAAAAGGAATCACACCAGTAAGTGCAGAAGATTTCACAAGAAAAGATTATGTGGATGGAAAAGCACAAGTAAACGCAACGGCAATAGGAAACAACGCAACTGCGATTGCAGGAAAAATTGGAGCAGCAGATTATGCAACATCAGCAATAGGCGGAACAGTAAAAGCAAGATTAAGTGGAACTACTCTCTTCTTAACAATAAACGGAGACGATGCATAATGGCATTAGTGTTCAACGGTATACCAATAAACTTTCAAGATGCAGTACACTTTAACGGAGTAGCGTTAACAAAACTGATTATACATGGAGAATTGATTTGGGAAAAAACAATACAGCACTACAGTCGAAGTGAACCTAGATATTATATATCAAAAACATATGATGAATATGGATTTGTATCAGGATACTACGACGGAGTATATTTATTTGGTATAGGACCAAATGCACCAGTACCAGTAGCAAACGTAACAACCTACTTAGGCGACGATGGACATATTTATAAAGTAGGAGATTTTGTAGAAAGAATACATGTTATAGGTGGCGGACCAACTCCTCCAGAATGGGACGAAGATTATTGGAAAATATCAAAAATATCTTAAAGGATACTTATGGCAACCAAAGGAATACCATGCTTTAAACCATCAGGTGGCGGATTAACGATAGACTTAAAAAACATAAAAATCGCAGAAGCTATCTCTTGGGGAGCATACAAAGGAAAACTTAAAAAACAATATAAAAATGTTGCAGGAACCGAAATAAAAGACGGCAGAGAAGTATTTAAACATATTGACATAAATCAATACGCAGGACAACCAGAGTCAGAAACATACAAACTATTACAAACATTTGGAATATCTGAAGAAGATTTACAGGAATTATCTACAGCATGGAACGAAAACGATTTAGAAAAATTTCAAATAATATTTGATGCAGACCAAAGTACACTAGAAGAAAATTGGATATATTGGGTAGACATTATTCATGATATAATGACAGAACTTGACGAAATAAAAATCATAGGAACACCAGTAGAATACAATACCACGATATATCCAATAGAAGACAGAAACCCAATATACACAGATGATTGGAACATAAATCACTTAACTGCAGATACAACACACGCAGTAATTCCTTTCGGTTCAGATTATACAGAAACATCAGATTTGAAGATAGCAAAAAACGACAGACTGATGAATGTATTTACTGTACAATTATTTAGTAACAGTATTGATGTATCAGAAAATTTCACAGAACAATTCAAAAAAACAATACTCGCAATAATTTTAATGGAAAACGACAACTCATTCATAAGAACATCATCAAACTTTACACGAGTTGAAAGTTCAGGCTGGGAAGCAATATCCCAAACGGAAACTTTTAATACAACACTAAATAAAACACACATAGACACACTGTACACAAACTATACGAAAGATGACCCAAATGAAGATGATATAAAATTCAGAATATCAGGACAAATGGTATATGCAATAGAAAACTATGAGTTTGAATATTTTCCATACTATTGGGGAAACATTTGGTACGGAAGAGACCATATGGGCGTAGAAGATTTATTCGAAATGTCGGATGGACTATTTGTACAAGTAGATAGAACATGGAACGCATACCTACAAAAATGGTACGGAGGTTCAAATAGAATGACATACGAGGGATTACGAAAATCTACTCATAAAAATTTCGGATATTATGTTTCAGAATTCATGGAAGTCTATGCAAAAGTAGACCAAGGTGGTTTCTTGAAGAGATTTTTCATGGGATTAATAAAAGCATTCCTATCACTGATTGATGCTTTTGTAAATCTATTATTTAAAATACCAATATTAAAACAATTAATAGAAATATTAGTAGGCTTTATTGGAAAACTATTCGGATTAACCTTTAGTCAATCAATAGGAATAATGAAATCATTAATAAAAACAATACTAATTGCGGTAGCAATATATTTTGCACCAATGCTTGCAGGAGAACTAGCAGGAGCATGGGGAGGAGTATTAAGTAATCTAATGGCAGGAACAATGTCGGGATTACAGATGATTCCACATTTAATTTCAGCAGGAGTAAACATATATACCTCAGCACAATCAGGAATACAAAAAGGAACACAGGAAGATATTAAAGCTGAAAAACAAAAATTAGCAAATGAAAATCCTGAAATAGCAACAACCGAAGCATTCATGGGAACGCTAGGAACAACAAAACAACATGAAGCAACCGATGAACTTATGTTCAACTTAATGTTTAACCCATTAGAACTAATCAACATGGGCGAATTACCACCAACACTTGGTGAGAAAGAACAAGGATAATTATGGCAGACACAACACTATTACAAGATTACAATGCAAATCTAGACTCAGTAATAAGTACAATGATTAAGAATAACTCTCTAAGAGATAAACAACGAAAAGAATTAAACAAATTATTTGATGATTTTGGTTTTACTAACGACCAAATTGCACAAGTAATTGCCCAAACAGTTATCGCAGAAACTCAATACCTAAATCAATATGGAAATATGGCAGCAATCGAATTACTCAAAGAAGCAAGAGCTAGAGAACTGCAAATAAAACAAATAGAGAAAATCGATAAAGAAATTGAATTATTAGTTAAACAAATTATACAAGCACAAAACCAAGCAGACCTAATCGCAAAACAACAAACTCTAATCGAAAGACAGGAAAAAGGTTATGACGACAACCTGCTATCCAAAGCCGCAGAGTACGAAGCAAGTCTTGCATCATTTGCAGTAAACGCAGATTCAGATAGTGCACAAGCCGCAATAGATAAATTTGTATCAACAATAGCTGAATTAAAAGACAGGATTCCATCATCATGAGAATAGATAATGTAGATGAAACCAAGCAGGGTAAACGAGAACGTAAAGCTTTTGAGCACCTAAGACATGATGTCAAGAAGGCAATAGATGCAAAGACGGAAATCGACGAACTAATAACAGAATGGAATGATTTGTATTACGGATACAAACTAGGAAACGAAGAAGAAGGCAAATCAAAATTTGTAATGAAAGAAATTGCAAAACAAATAGAGTGGATAATTTCAAACCTGACAGAACCATTTATCTCAACTTCACATCCAGTGAAAGTTGCAATGGGGAAACATCAATATCAAGCAAGTAAAATTGAAAGATATTTGAATACACACTTTACATCTGCATTCGACAGAGAAGCATTTATAGGGCAACTTGCAGATATACTTTTGAGAGAAGGTACAGTATGGGTAAAAAGTGGTTGGGAATATAAAGTAGAAATAGACAAAACGGAAAAAGTTTATCAGTCTATGGAAGAACTTATGGCTAACCCAGAAGACCCAAAAACAGTAAAACAAAACAAAGACGGAAGCCTTACCGCCATATATGAAACAAGAAATATAATAGCAAATAAGGGAACAGCAACCATTCAGAGAAACGAAAATGTATTTCCAGACCCTGATGCAAAAACGGAAGAAGAACTTAGATTTGTTGCAATACGTAGATTTGTAACAATATCAGACTTGAAACGGTCAAATCTTTATGATGAAAACCAACTTGAAAAATTAGAAACCTCACTAGAGAAGAATACGAATTCATCTTTAGGACAAGCAAGGAGAGCAGACAATGAGAGTTACGGACAAAAAGGTTACACGCCAAAAGATAGAGCAAGACAAAAAATCGAGATTATCGAATACTGGGGAGAATACGACTTGGACGGCGATGGAATTGCTGAACAAATCGTTGCAACTTGGGCGGTTAAAAACGAAGTTAATCTTCGCATTGAACAAAGTCCTATGCCGAGCAAAAGAATTCCTATCTATCGTGAAGTATATTCCGCCAGACCGTTTAGTGTTTGGGGTAATGCATTAGCATTTTTCCTTGGAGATAATCAAAAAATCAAAACAGGAATAATGAGAGGAATATTAGACAATATGTCACTATCAAACAATGGACAAAAATTCATTGCAAGAGGTGCATTAGACTATGTAAACTTCAAAAAAATGAGAAATGGCCACAGGCATATTATTGTAAATAGACCAGACGCAATTCAGGACGGACAATACAATCAATTACCAAGTTCAGTATTTAATGTAATGAATATGGTAGATAAAGAAATCCAAGAAATGTCAGGAGTCCATTCAGGTGGAGCTTCACTACGACAATCAGATTTAGCGAAAGACGACACAGATAACCAAATCACAATGAGTCAACAAAGAATGGCAAAATCAGTAAGAGGTATCGGAAGTCTAGTCGGAAAAGTAATGAAAGATTGGGTAGAAATGGGAGAACTATTTTTAACCAATGAACAAATCGAAGATTTATTTGGTGAAGAAGAATCTCCAGACGTATTTGTATTAACAAATTCAAAAAGAGCTAACATCTCACTACGAGTAGGTACAGATGTCAATCGACAAAGAGAGTCACATAATTTAAATATGTTAATGCAGCAATCGAAAACATTAGCAGAAAAAGCACCACCTCATATATATAATGGATTAGTAGCAAAAAACTTTGAACTTTACGATATGTATGAATATGCAGACGAATTAAGAAACTATAGACCTGAGCCATCAAAAGAACAACAAATGGCACAGCAATTAGAACTTGAAAAATCAAGACTAGAAGTTGCAAAACTAAATGAAGAAATCTTGGAAATCAAGATGAGAGCAAATAGTACAGCAATGAACTCACAAACAAACGCAAGAAAAGGTGAAGCTGACAATGCATATAAATATGCAAAAGCCGGCGAAGCAAATGCGTCAGCACAAAGCAAAGAAGTAACTACGGCTCTAGAGCCAGTTAAACTTCAGACTGAAATTGAAAAACAAAAAGCAGGAGACATAAGAGCACAATGATAGATTTAAACGACGAATTCGATGTAGAAACTCAAAGATTACAAGACGAGCTTCTCGCCGAGATGGAAGAAGAAAGAAAACAAGAAGAAGGCAAAGAAGATGACTCAAACGAAGATGAAAATAGTGGACAATCAGCTGACGACGGAACAGGAAGCGATGACGAAGACGGAGCCGATGACGAACAAGGCAAAAACGCTGACGATAACGAAGACGAAGATAACGCCAATAAAAAGAGTGATGACGATGGGAAGCATGTAGAAGAAGAAAAAGACGACGAAAACGAAGATGGGAAAGACGATACTCCCGACTTTGAACCAATGACTGTACAAGTTAATGGATATGACGTTGAAATTAAATCTCAAGAAGAGCTAATGGCTTTCGTGCAAAAAGGTGCAGAGTCATACAAAAAAGAACCTGAGTCACATCAAGACGAAAAAGCAATTATAGAACAAGCAAATCTCGGCACAGAAGAACTAACGCTTCTTAAAGATGCACTTGATGGAGACATGAATGCTATTGCAAAAATTGCAGAAAAAGCAGGCATTGACCCATTCGATGTAGAAAAAAAAATGAGTGAAGCATACGAACCAAAATTTGAAGCAACAAAACCGAGTGAAATTGACAAAGCCGCAAATGAAATTCTGGCAGACAAAGAACTTACGGAAAGTTATCAAGGGATAGTAAAAACAGTTCCAGAAGATTTCAAAAGTAAAATTCACGGCGATGCAACACTATTAAGAAATTTCGGTAGACATATCAAAACAGGCTTAGCACAGAAGATTATTCCAGAAGCAATCAAGAGACAAATTGCAAATCCGGGAGAAGATTTCTTTGAATCATACTCTAAAGTAGGCATGGAAATGACAGCCAAAACAGACACAAAAACAAAAACAAAAGAGAAAGAAAAACCTGAAAGAGTAATCTCAGATAGAGAAAAAGCAATGAGAGATAAACTTTCAGACCAAAAAGAGGAAAACATTTCAGGAGAAGATGACAATTCAGCAAAAGCAATTTGGAAATTAACAGACGAAGAGTTTGACGAAAAATACGGTTAAAAATATGTGACCTAAGCATGTCGATAAAGGAGCTTAATATTTATCCACAAAAGGACACACATGGGCGTAATGGCATCAGGCGGATTTTTATCTGCAAAACAATTAGCTATCTATGATAGAAAACTATTAAAGAGAGCGGTAGACAATCAGGTATTTGACAGATTTGGTCAAGTAAGAACAATTAAAGCAGGTTCAAATACAAAGAAAGCATTTGCATACAGATACAAAAATATCCTTCCTGCAACTACAATTCTTGCAGAGTATGACGGAACAAATATCAAGAACCCTAACAAAATCGTAAGAGAAGAAGTCGAATATGAAGTAGGACACTACGGTGACCACATAATTTATTCAGACGAACTTGACCTTTACGACTTAGACAATATTACATCTAGCTTCCTAAATGTATTAGGAGACCAAGCTGACCTCACGGTTGAAATTATTCGTAGAGATGCACTTTCAGCAGGTACGAACGTACTTTACGCAGACGGTGCAGTAGACAGAGCGGCAGTAGCAGTAGGTGCTAAAAAACTTACAATCGCAGATTTCGATTTGATGGAAATTAAATTGCTTAATCAAGGTGGTAAAAAGTTTAAAGAAGTTATCACTGGTACATCAGCAGTCGGAACAACTCCAGTTGGCTCAGCATACATCGGTATCGTTCACCCATCAGTAGTAATTGACCTTAGAAAACTTGACGGTTTCCAAAGAGTTGAAAACTATTCAGGTTTCGAAAAAGCACTTAAGGACGAAGTTGGTAAAATTGGCGAGTTCAGAATTATCGCTTCTAACAATGCAGCTTACGTAGATGTAGGTGGAACTAACGTTTACCTTTCACTCTTTATGGCAATGGACTCATACGCTACAATCTCCTTGAGAGGCGAAGGCGGAATCAAGACTATCGTTAAACCAATCGGTTCATCTGGAGTTCAAGACCCACTTGACCAATATGGTTCAATCGGATGGAAAGCAATCACAGGTTGTGCAATTCTTAACGAAGCATGGTTGATTAGAGCTGAAACTACAGCATCTATCGAAGACGGTTCAAGCAAACACTACTTTGACTACACAGTCTAGTAGCTAACGCATGAGGATTTTTCCTCGTGCACAAATAATTAACATGGAGCTGAAATGGCAGAAGAAACAAAAGTAGAAGCAAAAGTAGAGAGAAAACCACACCCACATTTTGGGAAATGGATTAAAGTAAAAGTTCACCCAGTAAATGGAGTGAACCAAAAAACGGATATTTTCGTTAGTGTAAACGGATTTGGACGTCAATTTAAACCAAACACAGAAGTAGAACTTCCAGTAAAAATTGTGAAATTCTTAAAAGAATCAGGAGATATTAGACATTTCTTTGATGAGAATGCTGTCGCTGAATTAAGCGGAAAAAAAGGCGTTCACACATCAGAACTTGTACCAAAGTATCATATCGAAAGAGTAATGGACGACGAGGAGTAATCCTATGGCAAATATAACAGATTTATTCG